CTCAAAAGAATGGCTTTCTCTACGTTCACGAAGTACGAGCGTATCGCGACGGTTATAGCGACAATACACTTCTTGACATCCTTCGTGGGTGTAAGCGGTACAATGTTACTAAACTCCTTATCGAAACAAACTTCGGTGACGGTATCGTCGCAGAACTGTTCAAAAAACACCTTCAACAGACCAAGCAACCCATAGACGTAGAAGAAGTCAGAGCCAATGTCCGTAAAGAAGATCGGATTATTGACGCTCTAGAACCCGTCATGAACCAACACCGTCTCATCGTTGATCGAGGGGTGGTGGAGTGGGACTACAGCTCCAATAAAGACGCAGCACCAGAAGAACGACTGCTGTACATGCTCTTTTACCAGATGAGTCGCATGTGTCGGGAGAAGGGTGCTGTTAAACATGACGACAGATTGGACTCCCTAGCTCAGGGGGTGAAGTATTTCACGGATGCCATGTCAATCAGCGCCTACGAGGCCGTTAAAGCCCGTAGACAAGAAGACTGGCAAGACCTCCTGGAAACGTTCCTGGACGACCCTCAGAGCGCCACAGATCACCTCGTCCTTGGCTTTGATCTGAGCCAAAGAAGGGCTGCTAGAGGGGGCGGTAAACGCGGAGGCGTTCCCACCTGGGTCTCCAAATAAGACACAAGCTGTTGCAAGCGGTCTGACCGATAACGGACTTAAAGGGGGAAGGGGGGAGTCGTGTCTCACGAGACGTGATCCCCAACTCCCCCTCTATCAATGTCCCTGGGGATGGACATTCTGTGAGTACTGAACTCAAATGACACAACTGACACAATTTACTGATGTCCTCAGCGAACGAAGTGAGCGGGTGAATGGACATCTCTAAATAACTACTACTACTACTTTCTTTTAGAGGAGAAGGAATCGGAATCATCTGAATGGCCTCTTGATTGGCCATCTGAATGATACAGGATTCATTTCTCTTATTAAAAATCCTAGTAACTACCACTTATTAACAAACCGACTAATGCACACAGCTTCACAACGTCCTACTACATTCCACTCCGTAGGACTCATCCACATCACACCAGAAGCAGAAAACCTTATTAGCTACATGGCTAGGGTTTCCAACCCATCCAATCAATCAAACACTGAGACCAGTGCTAAGCTAATTAAATACCTCATTGATCATCAGCATTGGTCTCCCTTTGAGATGGTCAACATGTGCGTAGAGATCAACACCACTAGAGCAATAGCAGCTCAGATCCTTAGGCATAGAAGCTTCTCCTTTCAGGAGTTTAGTCAACGTTATGCAGATGTAACCACCATTGGTACGCCAATCATTCCATCACTACGTAGACAGGACTTCAAGAACCGTCAGAACAGCACAGATGATCTGGATACAACAAAGAAACAACAGTTCCTACGTCGTATTCAACAACACTTTGCAGAAGCTGAGGATCTTTACCGTGAAATGGTGTCAGCAGGTGTAGCAAAAGAGTGTGCAAGAGATGTTCTTCCATTGAGTGCTCCTTCTAGGTTGTATATGAATGGAACGATTAGGTCTTGGTTGCATTATTGTGACTTGAGGACAGCTAATGGTACGCAACGAGAACATGCAATTATTGCGGGACAGGTACAAGATCTTCTCTATGAACACGTTCCTAATGTTTGTGAGGCGATGTGGAACAAGGAGTAGTTTTGTTTACCAGTAGTAGTCATTACCACTAATCACCCATGACACAACAACATCCCATCACCCCACCGCCGGAGCTGGTGAAGCAGTGGCTTGGTGAGTTCTTTGGCTGCACGGTTAGCGGTGAGCTGAGTGATTCAGAGCGTTTCCTTGCCACCCGCGCCGCCCAATGGGGCGCAGACCAAGAGCTGGAGGCGTGCTGTGAGTGGCTGGATCGAGAAGGTTGGTCTGGTGAATCTCGGCAACTCCGTGCCGCCCGCCGCCCCAAGCCGCCGAGCTTGAAGGAGCAGGCTTTGATGCACTTTGAGTCATTTGCAGCGACATTCGAAACATCTGGCGGGGATTCTGACCTAATCCGCCGCGCCCTTGAACAACTTCCCGACAACGAGTAGTCACCTTCACTTATGCCGTGGATCAACTTAAGTTAAATGAGTTCAAAGCTCTGTACAAGGCATGGAAGACCAAGATCCCATGGGTAGATCATCTCCTGCTGGGTCTTCTGGTGTGGTTAGAAGAACAGCTCATCAACAACCGTGTGAAGGTTGAATTGGATGAAGCGATTAAGGAGTATCAATCGCTTCAAGAGCCGTTGCCTGATTGTGTCACTCCGGTTTATACGGAGACTTCATCAGAGGCCTCTACAAGCCTCCCTGAGATGCGTCTAACTGCTCCTTGGTATACTGACACCAAAGAGTGAGAATAAGGCCCTTCTAGGTCATTCTGGAAGGGTCTTAGATTTATAACAAAAATTTCTTAAGTCAATACGCTAGGGCAGGGGCGCAGTTCTACCCCCATGGCCCCTCTTTGGCCCGGAATCGAGCGCGTTAGTTCTACAAACTAGCTGCAAATGACCAAATAGTGGTACGGACGAACTATTATTTCAGCCACAATCGCTGAGATCCATTGGTATGACTGGTGATACGAATACGTAGCGGTAAAGTGATCTGTTCGCCCATTAAGTCCTGTTACTGCACACTGCACAAGTGGAGCGCTGATCGTCTAGTGTCAGGACACGCAGCACAGATCGACTTCTGCTCGCTGCCCTCTGTCCACTACTGCAAGCACCAATGAACTACTACGTCTGCCGCATGGATGACGCTGGCCAATGGGTCGGCCTCCATAGCTTCGATACTGAGGATCACGCTGAGCGCTACTGCGATGCTCTGAGCGAGGAGCAGCCCTTCGCCTATATCGACGTGCTCACGTATGAAGAATTCCATGGTGGCCCTGACAAGTGGGCAGCTATGGCAATCGCTTGATCATCACACGGACGCACACAATGACACGCAAACATCACCGCAGCCCTGGCCTGTATCTCTGGCTTGAAACTGGCGCCTTCTTCTTCTTCTCAGTGGGCCTCTCATCGCTCACGATCCTAGGCGGCTTAGGAGTCAATCCATTTGATTCAAATCCTCCACAAGTGCAAACAATCCAACGTTGATCCTCTTTCTTCCTCTCCCTGCATTAACTGCTCTGATTGTTTCCCTCGCAATTCTCCACAATGACAGCAAGAGATGAGATCCTGCAGACTTATGACCGTCTGCAACTCCGTGACATCTCAGAGTATGGCTGTGCAACTGGTACGGCAACTGCTCACATCTACTACAAAGACACAATTGATTTCTTCAACAAATACGATGAAGAGATCCAGGATGATTTGATGTCACGATACGGGGAAGACTTCCTAAGTCTGTTTGCTCGTGATGTTCAAGACGTGGCATCCATGCAAAACAACATGGTGTGGGACTTTATTGAATCCGTTGCATGTTCTGCTCAGAACTACATCACCGCTTGATTTACTCATCACACTCCACTAGTGCAACAAACATCATGGCTCACTGGTATCACCTGACTAAAAAGTCAAGCAACGCTAAGACTGGCCCGATTGCAGTATCTACAACATCAAAGGATAGCTGCCCTGCAACATGCCCACTTAAGGGTAGTGGTTGTCATGCGGAATCAGGCCCGTTACAATTGCACTGGGATAAAGTCTCTGATGGCCCCTGGGCTGAGAAGCCACGTGGGAACGACATAGAGACTTTTATTCGCGAGCTTAAGTCTCTCCCTGAGGGAACATGTTTCCGTCATAATCAGGCAGGCGACTTACCGCACTTCAATGGTTCAATCAATGCTCACGCTTTCGGCTTGATTGCTAATGCTTGTGCGGAACGTAAGCTAACAGCATGGACCTACACGCACCACGATACTGAACACTACGGCAACCGAGAACTTATCAAGAACGCCCCATCAATGGGAATGACTGTTAATGCTTCAGCGCACAGTCAGTCTCACGCTGCAGAACTACATAAGCAAGGTATACCTAGCGTCTGCATTGTTACCAAGAACGAACATAGAAAGACGTGGGAACATGACGGCGTTAAGTTCTTAGTCTGCCCTGCACAGTGGAGCGATAAGAACTGTGCAGAATGTAAGTTATGCTCTGTCGCTGATCGTAAGTGTGTCGTTGCATTCAAAGCACACGGTTCTCAAGCAAAGAAAGTAGAAGCAACCATCGTCTGATGTGCTACACTCTGATGCATAACTGAATACGGCAGCACTCCGGCCAGCGCGGATGCAGCCAGGCTAATGGCCCTGGGGGATGACCCTCGGGGCCTTTTGTTGTGCCCATCCACCGATAGTACATGTGTACTGTGGGGAGGGTTCGTTACGACATCACAGGGACGCACCCAAGTTCTCATGGACGCACGCAAGTACAAGCGCACTACCACCCAACGGCTCACAGTGGTGTTGAGCGGGGTGGTTTTTCAGCGTGTTGAGGAGCAGTCACAGAAGGAGGGACGCAGCATGTCCAACCTCGTGGCTTACCTAGTGGAGCGCGCACTGTGTGACGACTGCCGAACTGGCCGGTAAGCGTTGCACCAGTGGAGAGACGCGGCATCATTGATGCATCAGGGACGCGAGCTCCTGATGTATCGCAGGCACTGGGAACGGTCTCACCTGCCAAATACGTAGCACCGGTCCACCGCTCTTGAGAGTGGATCCTTGCCCAGCCGGAGGTGGCTCGTCAGTCAACACCGGCCTTTTTATTTTTCTTCCACGACAGTAAAAGCCTGTCGTTCACACAAGGACTCAACTCCTTGCCTGAACCGCTACAACAACGCCTTAGCCGTCAATTCTGCATGCTCAATGCATGCCTGGTTGACTGCGAGGGTGATCTGGAATCGATCCAGGAATTAGAACGATGCTTTAAGCTCCCATCCTATGGCCAAGAAAGATCCATTTCCCAACGAATGGGAGGAGGTGAACAACCTAAGCGACGACGACATCGAAACAGCAACGGTTGAGGAAGTAATGGAAGAAGTCATGGCGTGGCATCTTCCTGAACCTTACTGTGCTGTAGTTCGTGTCTATGACCGCAAACAGAATAAGCTGAAAGAGTATGCATACAAGTTGGAGTCAAAAGCTCACAACCGCATACGAGATCATGCTTTATCTGATGATGAGGTCACGATCCTTACTAACTCCATTATCGGAACGATTAACTACCTTCCTGAATGATGCTGACCTTTGATCAACTCGATCCTGAAGACGATCTTGAGGATCTCACGCTGTACCCTTCGCTTTATGCATATAGTGCATTTTGTGAGAGGTACGACGAAACCCCTATTGACTCGCTAGTACGGCTGTTCTACCTTGATCCGGCGAACGAGGCAGCATGACCCTGGCCTATCTTCCTTTGATCGGATTTTATTGTGGTTGGCAGCGGCATTTTTCAGCAAGAAAGCTGCATTTTTCCTGCACAAGATCCTCCATTAGTGCAGCATACCGTCAGTTTGAGCTAATTTGGGAGTGGTCTGATCCCGACGAAAGTGGTCCTCAAACAGGTTGTTGATGAAGACTTGTTACCTCTTTTAGAGGTGATGGCTGAGTTTCGGGCTCTTAGAAAGAGCCTACCGGCTCAAGCCGTTGCAGCATTTCTCTACATCGCAATCCACGAACGTGTGCTGCAAACTGATCTTGAGAAAGATCTTAAGATGAGTTCAGCTAGTGCAAGTCGCAATACGGACATGCTTTCTGATTGGGATAGGTTCGGAAAACCCGGCCCTAACTTAATCAAAAAGGAGCCAGACCCATTGATGGGTAATCGAATAATCCTGTCAATGACACCGCGTGGTGAACGCTTCGCCCTCACAATCAAGAGGATTCTCTATGGCACCTAGTCGCACATTTGGTGAGTGTGCAGAGTACACGTTCAAGACTCGTGATTCATGGGTACGTGAACGCAAGGCTGTTGAGGAGTGGAAACGCATTCAACAGATGCCCAAAGAACAGCGACCCAAGGTTTCAAAGCCTTCGATGTTCCGCACCATTCAAGTTAATCATGTGCTTGAGATGCGTGGTGCAAGCTATCCAATCTCTAGGCTCGATCAAGCTGGCGTAACTCAGCTTATCTTTGAGCTTGAAGATGAGCGCAACTGGACATCAAAGGAGACTGCTAACAAGGTTATTGATACCATCCGAACTATCGTCAACCATTGCAAACGGCATCGTTTTATTGACGAAGCTCCGTTTGATGCGTTGGAGATGTTCAGTGGTTCGGAGTCACGTCTGACGTGGTTCACGATGTCACAGATGGAGCAGATGTACGAGGCTTCATGCAATGTCTTTGGTTACCCGGCGTTGGGGGAAATCTTCCTGACGTTGGGGCTTACTGGCATGCGTCTAGGTGAGCTTCAGAAGCTGCGTGTGATGGACATCGACATACCTAACCTGCGGATCCACGTAGGTGGGCGTGACGGTTTCGTCACCAAAACCAAGAACTGGCGTGTCATCCCCATTCAAGATCGGATCCTTCCGTTCATGATTGAAAGAACACGTGATCAGCCACCTAAAAAGCACATCTTTGCTGATGACTTCGGCTCTGCTGATTCGTTACGACGCTCATTCAACAAGATCCGCAAGTATGTGGGGATTGATGAAAAGCATGTGATCCATTCACTGCGTCATAGCTACGCCACGTTCCTCAATGAGTCTGGTGTGCCGCCGATGACCATCAAAGACTTGATGGGACACAAGCGGATCGAGACCACACTTCGGTACTGCAAGGTGTCGGATGTGGCCCGTAATCAGGCCCAGGAGGCGCTCAATGCCCAGCTCCAGCGAGCTACGCAGCAGCCCGCCCCGGAGCCCCTTCAACCCACTCAGCCGTCCTATGACCAGCTCTTGAATCAGGTTAATGCTTTGCAACAATTGCTGGCCCAGATGCCGCAACTAACTGCAATGGCTCGGATCTAACCGGACCTACCGGTGCTGTGATACGCTCTTTTCATCGGGTTCGGAACGCCATCTCGGCGAGTCCCAAACCGAGAATCTCAGGGTCTGACGACTCGATTTTTCCTTGAAATCGACTGCGGCAGTTGACCTTGTGCCACTTGCGGATGTGGCGGAATTGGTAGACGCGCTAGTTTCAGGTTCGCGTTTCTCAGCACTGCATTAATGAGTCAAGGCGGGGCTAGTCCCCGTCTTTTCTTTTGCCTAGGTCGCTCCACTAGTGGATAGCACTTTTTACCGGTACTAGCTGCACACATTTCTTGAGACAACATGGTTTCACCTGCTCTCACGGAGCAACAAATCGAACTGGAGAAGCGAGCCATTGCCTACGGGCGGGAGCGGCTTCTCGATCAGACACGCAAGCTGGAGGAGCGCTCCTACGGGTCGGCAACGGTCTATGGGTCCGCAAGTATCCAGGCGGCCCTTGGAGAGGTTTCACGGGTCATACAGGACACCCTCAAGCGCATCCATGAGGGCAAGAACGGCGTCGAATTCGCCACCATCCACCAGTACCTCGCTGAGATCGAACCGGAGGCAGCCGCAGCCATTGCGTTGAAGCTGACCTTCGACAAGGTGTTCAGCCCAAAGGACAGGGCCAATGAGATCGCCAATGTGATCACAGCCATTGGCCAGGCTCTGGAGCAGGAGTGTCAGCTCCGCTGGTACGAGTCACAGGATCCTGAGCTGTATGACCGCATCAAGCGGCAGTACTGGCACAGCGCCTGTGGCACCCAGCAGAAGGCCACGGTTGCTCGCACGATGATGAATCGTCACGAGCATCACTGGGACAACTGGACAACGACCATACGAGCGAAGCTTGGTGGGTGGCTTCTTGACTGTGTGATGAAGGCCACGGGATGGTTTGAGAGGGTGACGGTTAAGCGTCACAACGGGACACCAACGCTGATTGTTCCCAGCCTTCTCTTTGCCATGCAAAAGGAGGAGCTGATGCAAGACGCGCTGATGTTTGCTCCAATGGCTTGGCCCATGTTGGTCCCACCACGGGATTGGAGTTCCATCAAGGCTGGTGGCTACCTCCTCAACGAGGTTATGCACGGGCATGAGATGGTCCGCAGGGGCGATAACGGACTAATACAGGGGAACACGCCACTCCTGTTTTTGAACAAGCTCCAGAAGGTTGCCTACACGCTCAACGAGTTCATCGTCGACGTGGCTGAGACCTTGATGGAGCGTCAGTACAAGGTCGGTAAGTTCTTGCCGATCATTGAGCTACCCCTCCCCAACAAACCGTTCGACATCGCGGAGAACGAAGAGGCTAGGCACGAGTACAGACGGCAAGCAGCAGAGGTGTTGAACCACAACGCTGCGTCATTCAAACGGTCCTGCCGTACACGAATGACCATGGAGACCGTCAAGATCTTCAAGGGGAAAGACAAGTTCTATCTCCCGTGGTCCTTTGACTATCGAGGTCGAACGTATCCGATCCCAGCCTTTCTCACCCCACAAGACACTGACTTCGGTAAGTCTCTACTGAAGTTTGCTGAACCGTCGTTCATGACGGACGAAGCAGAAGCTTGGTTGGCATTCCAAGTAGCAACTTGCTACGGGAATGGGTTGGACAAAGCCACGATGCAAGAACGTCAGGATTGGGTTCGTCAGAATCAAAGCCTGATTTCTCGTGTGGCTAATGCTCCACTTGTGGAGATAGCTGAATGGGAGGCAGCAGACGAGCCGTGGCAGTTCCTTGCTGCATGTGAGGAGTACAACGCTTGTGTCATTGAATGCACAAGAAGTTGGACAAATCTGCCGGTTGCTATTGACGCTACGTGCTCAGGACTGCAGATCCTAGCTGGTATGGCGAGAGATCAATCAACTGCAAAGTTGGTCAATGTCTTTCCGTCAGATACACCACAGGATGCATACAAAGTTGTGGCAGAAACGGCTAAGCCGAAATTGCCAGATCACCTAGCTGTTCTTCTTGATCGGAAGGTCACAAAGAGAACAGTGATGACCATTCCATACAACGCTACTAAGCACTCTAATCGGGCTTACATCCGTGAAGCCTTGAAAGAAAAGGGTGCTGAGTTCACACCAGAAGAACTCACTTTGATTGTTAACGCAGTCAGAGAAGCGATGTATGAAGTTGTCCCCGGTCCAATGCGTGTCATGGATTGGATCAAACAAGAAGTTGGCGCAGCGTTCAAACGCGGCGTAGATCACCTTACTTGGGAGACGCCGTCAGGTTTTGTTGTTAAACAAAACAGACGCAAAAGAAAAGTATCAACTGTACTTTTGCAGATTCTTGGTCGTTGTGAAGTGAACCTAACTACAGGTCACGAAGGACCAGATGTTGCTGGTCATAAGTCCAGCACAGCTCCCAATCTTATTCACTCATTAGATGCTTCGATCTTGCATCAAGCATTCCTGAAGTTCAACGCACCGTTCACGGTGATCCACGATTCGGTCCTTTGTCGAGCAACTGACATGGGCACATTGAATCGCGTAGTCAGGGAAACCTACTGCGAAATCTTTTCATCCAGCAATCCTCTTTTGGATTTTGCTGAAGCCATCGGAGCAGAGACAGAGCCACCAATCATTGGTGATCTTGATCTTGATTCCGTCCTTGAATCCACCTACTTTTTCTGTTAATGGCCCCCAAAACTATCGTCACTGAAAAGCCTGTTGTCCTTGAAGGTTATCAGGCTGTGATGAAGCCCAGCAAGTTTGGTTACTCTCTTGCTACTGTCTTTACTGATGATCTGATTGAACAACTGGAAGCAGACCGCACTGAGGTTCTCAAGTGGTGTGAATCCAAGTTGAAGAACCCGAAGCGTGCAACGCTGAAGCCTGAACCATGGGAAGAAGTTTCCGATGGTAAGTACAAAGTCAAGTTCTCGTGGAATGAGGAGAACTGCCCCACAATTGTCGATAGTGAGGGCACGGTCATCAACAACTCAGCACTTCCCGTTTACAGCGGAAGTACTGTGAAGCTGGCATTCTTCCAGAAGCCCTACATTCTCAAGGATGGTGTCACCTATGGCACCAGTTTGAAGTTGAAAGGTATTCAGATCATCAGCCTTTCCAGCAGTGCTGGTGTTGATACTGGTGACATGGATGCTGAAGACGTTGCTGAACTCTTTGGTAAAACCAAAGGATTCAAAGCTGAGGATCCGAACGTGACCCCGGCACCTGCAACTGAAACCGACGTGGATTTCTAAGTTCTAATGGCTTTCCGTTCTGGGTTGGAGGAGAAGGTCGCTGATCTTCTCGCCAACCTGGGCGTGAAGTACGAGTATGAGTCAACCAAGGTTGCTTATCAGATTCAACATAATTACTGCCCTGATTTTCTTTTGCCGAACGGAATCTATCTTGAGGTGAAAGGTCATCTGACTGAAGAAGATCGTCGAAAGATGAAGGCAGTAAAGAATCAAAACCCTGACCTTGACATTCGCTTTGTATTTCAATCGCCCTATAACAAGATCTACAAAGGATCAAAAACTACGTACGCCAAATGGGCCGAGAAACACGGTTTCCAATGGTGTGTGTTCCACAGTATCCCTATCGAATGGCTGATGTAGAGCTGATCAAAGATCTAGCTACCAATCTAATCATGGCCCTTGACAAGCATTCCTCACCGAATGACATTGTTGAGGGTTTTGAAGATGCATTGGATAGTTACGAAGAATTGATCCAACGTTTCCACACACAGAAATGATCACGCCCAGAGATCGAATCGTCGAATACTTCTCTGATGCTTTATGTGAAGCAGAGGAGTTCATCAAGGATGGTCAGATGACGCCTGATGAAGTTGTCACTTGTTTCGCTGATGCATTGAACGAATGGCATTCGTATTTCCAGAACACCGCTGACATTTACGAAAAGCTGATCAATGCTGTTATCTCCCGATACAGAAACAAGTAACTTCGTTGCACATGAACCTTGTCCTAGTTGTGGTAGTCGAGACAATCTTGCTCGTTACGACGACGGCCATAGCTGGTGCTTTGGGTGTGGCTATCGCGAGCCGGGTGAATTCAACATCGTCAAATCGTCAAAACCACGAATGACATTTCCCATTAAGGGAACACCTGAACCGCTACCTAAACGTGGCCTCAGTGAAGAGACTTGCCGTAAGTATCGAGTCCATCGAGAAGGCAATCAACTCTATTTCCATTACTTCTCTAAGGATGGAACATGCACTGGTGCCAAGGTAAAAACCCCTGACAAACAATTCAGATGGGAAGGATCCAACCCTGATGGACAACTCTTTGGACAGCAGCTCTTCCCAAGTTCTGGAAAGAGAGTTGTTATCACCGAAGGAGAACTTGATGCGCTTTCGTGTTATCAAGCTTACTCGGGGAATTGGCCGATGGTATCAATACCGGATGGTGCCAATTCGGCCAAGCGTGCGATTCAAAGGCAGCTTGAGTGGCTCCAGGGTTATGAGGAGATTGTCCTCTTCTTTGATAATGACGCTCCAGGCCGTCAAGCTGCGAAGGATGCGGCAGGGGTATTGCCACCAGGCAAGGTTAAGATCGCTCACTTGTCAGATTTCAAGGATGCTTCCGATGCACTCCAGGCTGGCAAGGCACAAGCGATTAAAGAGGCAATCTGGAATGCTTCCGCATACCGCCCAGACGGCATTGTCGAAGCGAAGAGTCTCCTAGAGCAGATCCTTAAACCTAACGATGATGGACTCCATGAGTACCCCTACCAAGGTCTCCAGCAGAAGTTACACGGGATCAGGTGTGGAGAGCTTGTCACAATTACTGCAGGCTCTGGTATTGGTAAATCCTCTTTCTGTCGTGAACTCGCAACTCACCTTCTCAACAAGGGAGAACGAGTTGGCTACTTGGCACTTGAAGAAAGTAACCGTCGAACCGCCTTGGGACTGATGTCCGTTGCTGAAGGCAAGCCTTACCACATTGGTGAACACTCACGTACTGAATTATCTGATGTCTACTCCAGAACCCTTGGACATTGGCCGCTTTATCTTTTTGATGGCTTCGGTAGTTTTGATCCCGATGTTATTTATAACCGTGTGGAGTATCTTGCCCAAGGTCTTGACGTAAAGATCGTCTTCCTTGATCACCTCAGCATCCTGTTGAGCGGTCTTGATGGAGATGAACGACGTGTCATTGACCAAACAATGACCAAGCTGCGCTCTCTTGTGGAGCGGACTGGCATCTCATTGTTCCTTGTCTCTCACTTGCGTCGACCTAGTGGTGATCAGAGTCACGAGGAAGGAGCACGTGTAAGCCTTGGTTCGTTACGAGGTTCACACAGCATTGCACAACTAAGTGATGCCGTTATTGCCCTTGAACGGAATCAACAAACCAACTCCAAAACAACTGTACGAGTACTCAAAAATCGCTACAGCGGAGAAGTTGGCCCTTGTTGTGACCTTATTTATGACCTTAACACTTGCCGTTTTATCGAGCATGAACCCGAACAAGAGTTCGACCCAACAACAGACTTTTGATCCTTACAACCTACGTGGTCGTCTTCCTATGACGCCTGTATGGAAAGATCCCAATAAAGCCAAAGAGCGTTGGGACCGTGCATTTGATTACTTGGCAAAGCTAAAGCGCCCCAATCCTCCTACCCCAGAAATGGTGGAACGAGCACAACCCTACCGGGCGGACACGCTTCAGGAACTAGAGGCTGTCATTAAGTACCCCGCAAAAGCCATCGATGTCTGACACCATCATCATCTGCACTCCAGATGAAATGATCGCCATGCATGAGCGTGGTGAGATCAGCAGTTCAGGTCAGGTAATCACGCTACCAATCCTCTTTGAGTTTTTGTGTGATTACTACGGAGTCAATCCACACTGGAGCCCTAACGATGTCTACTGAAGAGTTCAAGATTCGGAACCTTCGTGGTGCTGTTTGTGAGTACCTCGATGAGGAGAATGTCGAACAGTTTCTCGATGATCTCCGAAAGATTCTTGATGAAGAGGAAGACGCCTTTATGAAGAAGGCTTTGGTCTACAAAGACCTTCGGAAGAAGTTGTTTAAATGAACCTCCTCTTCGACATCGAAACTGACGGCCTATACGACAACCTTACCACCATCCACTGTGTTGCTATCAAAGACCTTGGTAACAATGAGGTTTATGTCTTCAACGATGAAGGTACTCAAGAACCTATCGCTCGTGCCATCACGATGCTGGAAGGTGCTGAGACAATCATTGGTCAGAATGTAATCAACTACGACATTCCAGTCATCCAGAAGTTCTACCCGTGGTTCACACCACCAAGAACACTTGACACTCTTATTCTTAGCCGTCTGTATCACCCTGATCTGCTTAAGATTGATCAGACTAGGAAGTGGAACCACATGCCACTTCAACTCTACGGACGACATTCCTTAGAGGCGTACGGTTACAGATTGGGTGAGTACAAGGGTGGCTTTGCTAAGCAAACTGACTGGAAGACTTGGTCACAAGACATGGAGGATTATTGCGTACAGGACTTACAAGTGACTCACAAACTATGGAAGCACTTCCACAAATACCTGACTGGATCTTACTAGAACATCAGGTAGCAGAAATCCTCACCAAACAACAGTTGCATGGATGGTACTTCGATGAACGATCCGCTCATGAGTTGGAATCAGAACTACGATCTGCATTTGACTCGCTGCAAGGATCTCTTCGACAGCGGCACCCTTTCGTTGCGGGAGGCGAGTTTACTCCTCGTCGTTCTAACAAGACCAAGGGATATATACCTGGATGCGCTTTTACGCGCCTCAAGGATCTTAGCCCAACCTCGCGAGATCACATCGCGTGGATCATGCAGGAGTTCTATGGATGGGAGCCAACCCAGTTCACAGAATCTGGCAAAGCAACTATTGACGAAGTAGTTCTAAAGGACATAGGTACTCCAATTGCACTTGAATTCTTTCAGTGTTTGGAACTGACCAAGCAGCTTGGCATGTTGTCAGACGGCAACAACGCCTGGCTAAAGCTGGTCAGAAAGGGCCGAATCCACCACAACTGCTCAGTCTCAACTAACACCCATAGATGTGCCCACAGGAATCCAAATCTGGCCCAAGTCCCATCAGATGAACGATTCAGACGACTCTTCACTGCAACTCCAGGACTATGCATGGTTGGGGCCGATCTTAGCGGCATCGAGTTGCGGATGTTCGCGCATTACCTTAGTAGGTATGACGGTGGTCGCTATGGTGAGATCTTGCTTAATGGCGACATCCACCAAGTTAATGCCGACAAGATTGGCATTAGTCGTAAGCTCGTCAAAACCGTTACCTATGCTTTTCTTTATGGGGCAGGGAACGAGAAGATCGGACTTTCCTATGACCCTCAGCTTCCTACCGATAAGGCAAAGAAAAAGGGGGCAGAGATACGGCAAGCGTATCTTGATGCAATTGAAGGTCTTAGCGATCTTGTTGAGGCCGTCAAGAAAAAGGTTCAATCAGTTGGCCACATCAATTCAATTGATGGACGGCGTATCGCTGTTGATGGACCCCATAAAGCTTTGAACTATCTCCTGCAGTCAGGAGCTGGTGTCATTGCAAAGCGATGGATGGTCATCGCTAACGATCAAATTAAACAACTAAATACAGAAGCTGATCAACTGGCATTTGTTCATGATGAGCTTCAGTTTGAATGTAACCCCGCTCATGCGGACACACTAATGTTTAACCTTGAATTGTCAGCAGCTCTCGCTGGCGAGTACTACAAGCTGCGAATACCTATTGCAGCCGAAGCTAGTAGAGGAAGTACTTGGGCCGACACGCACTAGTCGTTGTTTTCACTGTAGAGAGGACTTACCCATTGATTTGTTTGGGAGTGACAAGTCAAGAAAATGTGGAGTAAGTCGATACTGCAAGCCATGTTCTAGGGCAATCTCTAGAGCAAGGAAGAAGTACATCCTGCCGGAAGGGCAGGTATGTGAGTGCTGCCAAGAACGCATAGCAACCGATTGGGACCATGACCCTAAATCAATGGCATTTAGAGGTTGGCTATGTCACCAATGCAACATAGGTATTGGACAATTTAACGACGATCCTACTTTCTTAAGTAGAGCTATCGCTTATGTATCAAAACGCTGCTAATGCCCACAACCAAATCCAAAACAAACCTAGCCAAGAAACAATTTGAATCACGTGCCAAGTTCAAGCACACCCGTCAAGGTAATGGAACCCGCTCACTCCCAAAAGGCACAAAGAAGCTACGTCGAGGTCAAGGTAAATGACACTGCTCATTGATGCCGACTACCTCGCGTACAAAACCTGTGCTGCTTGTGAAGATGAGATCGACTACGGAGATGACCTAATCGTTGTCACCAGCCGCTTCTCTGAAGTGCTGGACATGTTCCAGAAGGAGCTGATGTCCATTGCTGAATGCATGGGTCAGTTCGATGACTTCATCCTTTTCTTCAGTAGCCCAAAGAATTTCAGGAAAAAAATTTTCCCGGATTACAAGGGTCATCGAAATAGGAAGAAGCCATGCGGGTACAAGCGCCTGCTCAATTGGTGTGGTGATAATTACGTCACCATGGTGGTTGACAACCTGGAAGCTGATGATGCTCTGGGTATCTACGCCACTGATCCAATTGAATCAGAGAACGAACTAATTATCTGCTCACCTGATAAGGACATGAGACAGATACCAGGGCTGCTGTTTGATCTCAAGAATCCTGTGATTGAAATCACCAAGGAGGAAGGAGATCGATGGCATCTGATTCAAACCATGAGCGGTGACCAGACCGATGGTTACGCAGGTGCTCCTGGGATTGGTATCAAACGTGCTGATGCACTACTGGAGAAGCACGGATGCTGTTGGAAAACAGTAGTTCAAACTTTTGAAGAACGAGGGATGACTGAAGATGATGCTCTTCTTAATGCACGTCTCGCGCGGATACTCCAGTACACCGACTACAACTTCGACACCGATGAGCCAATCCTTTGGACCCCCACCTCCAGTACTGGAGATGACAATGGAGCAACAGTTCAAGATGAGAAGGTTGCAGGATCTGCTGCCTGAAGCAAGAAAGGAGGACATCATTACTGTCTTCCTTGCCTTGCAACATCAGAACTTTGTTCTTAGTAATACCGTATCTAACTTAGTAAAACAATGGCCGTTACCAACGGACCTTCGTACTACAAGCGAGGGTCAATAGAGGTTTGGGATTTTATTCGTGACCAACAACTCGACTACCACCTTGGCTGTGCAATCAAATACATCTGCCGAGCTGGACACAAAGACGATGCAATCGCAGACCTTACCAAAGCAATCCACTACCTTGAAAACGAACGTGAGTTTCTACGAAACAGCAGCGCACGAATTTCGGAGAGCGTACGAGCTGCCGCTCGGTCTGACGATTTCCTCTTTGAAGCTTCAGCAGAATTTGATCGATGAGGAGCACCTTGAGGTTGCTCATGCTTACCTCGATCTGCTTGAAGACATCACGAACAAACGAGCACGTGAGCACCTCTTGAAGGAACTTGCTGATCTGGTGTATGTGTGTCATCAGATGGCTGCAGCGTTTGGTTGGGATCTGCAGACGGCATATAACCGTGTGCATGCCAGCAACATGAGCAAGCTCGGGGAAGACGGCAAGCCCATACGTCGTGAGGACGGAAAGATCCTCAAAGGGCCTAACTACTTTGAACCTTCACTCATTGATCTTGTCTGATACTACTGTGGAAAAAGAACTCATCGCACGTACTGGCCGTGTACAAAGTTGGATTGATGATCCGACATCTCGTCTACCTGTGAGCTGCACCGTCTTCGTTGTTGAAGACACCATGGAGGGTGAGAATGGAATCGAAGCAAGCTGGCGATTTGTTAGCCATGCTCTCCGCTATGGAGCAGGAGTTGCTGTCCACCTATCGAAACTCCGGCCTAAGGGAGCGGAAAATGGTAAAGGGTTGGTTGCTTCGGGTCCTGTTAGCTTTGCCAAGATTTACTCGACCCTGAATGAAATCCTGAGGCGTGGTGGCGTCTACAAAAATGGAGCTGTTGTATGTCATCTTGATCTCAACCATCCTGATGTACTTGAGTTCATTAATGCTAGCCGTAGTGAGCTGCCTTGGGTTAAGCGTTGCGTCAACATCAACCACCACTGGTGGAACGTTGCCACGAACGAAGTCAAGGAAGCTCTGATTCTTGCCATCAAACGCGGCGACGTTTGGCTCAACAAAACAAAAGTCGATAAGCATGGACAACGTATCTACGGAAATGTTTGCCTGGAGGTGTACCTGCCAACACGGGGCACCTGTCTACTGCAACATGTCAACCTTGGGGCATGCGAACTTGATGACATTCGATCTGCGTTTTCACGTGGAATGTCCGAACTGTGTCACCTCCACTCAAAAACAGGTGTTGGAGACAGCGGTGAATACCTCACTCCAGAGGTTGATCGCCAGGTCGGTCTCGGAATGCTTGGGCTTTCCAACCTGCTCCGTCAACAAGGGGTGAGCTACAAGGAGTTTGGTGAGGCGTTGTTGCACATCGTCAACAACGAACCTCATGAACGGACTCCTGCTGCAGTGCTGGCTCATGAGATCCACGCTGGTATCCGTGAGGCTGCAGAGATCGCTAAGGCCAACAACATGGTGCGTGCCTTTGCCATTGCACCTACGGCCTCGTGCAGTTACCGATACAAAGATCTCGATGGGTACACCACTACCCCTGAGATCGCTCCTCCCATTGCCCGTCAAGTGGACCGTGACAGCGGTACGTTTGGCGTCCAGAGCTTTGACTACGGTCCGGTTGAGATCGCGTCTGAAGTTGGCTGGGATGATTACTTCAAAGTAGCTAACGGTATTGTCCGACTTCTCAGTATGACAAATTTGCTACACGGATATAGTTTTAATTCGTGGAGTGACGTAGTTACTTACGACGAAGCATTCATCGAGGAGTGGCTGAGCAGCCCCCAAACCTCTTTGTATTACAGCTTGCAGGTGATGGGAGATGTTCAGGATAAGTCAGACGCATACGCTGCGTTGTCTCAATCTGACATCGACGATTACCTGGACGAGTTGTTTAATGACGACCCTGCTCCTGATTGTAATTGCGGCGAATGAACCCTTATCAGAAACTCTTTAATCGTAAACGTAAGTGGACCCCAGTGCAAACCACTGCTGGTCAGCTTGCTGAGGGCTCGGAGGAAACTATCTTCCGGGCTCTCGCCCTTCGCCACATGGAACTTCCTGTTGGCGACTTTATTAACGATGCATTGAAGAATGAAGTTCCAGAGTTATCGCGGGACTTACTGCGATCCAACATCACAGACGAAGAGAACCACGACTTGGCTCTCGGTTACATCGCCCAAGCTATCGGCACTGACCCAGTTGCTGAAGCCGAAGCCATGCGACTCCGCGATGCTTGGACGGCGCATCCAGATCACACGGTCCTCAAAGCAATGGTGGCCGAGCGTGCAATTTTCTTCGTTCTACTGCCATTCTTCCGCTTTAATGGTGACGCTGGTCTCCGAACAGTAAGTGCTGACATCAGCAGGGATGAGCAAGTTCATGTGGCAACGAATAGCTTGGTATGTCGTGAGCTTGGTCTCACTGTATCTCCTTCTCTTGATCGCCTCAGGAAGGCAACCATTGCTTGGGTAATGCAACCACTCAAGAAGTCAGAGAACAAGTACTTGGACAAACAGTTCTGGCTTGATCAAAGTGACAGCTTGATGTATGCAGGTAAAGCAGAAGGGTTGATCGATACACAACGTGCTCGGATGCCTGCGTTCTTTGAACATGCAAACCCCAACCTACCTCAGTATGCTTGAGACCAGTGGTCTCCAGCTTCAACCAATCTTACAAGAACTGGAGGAGAACTTTCCTTCAGTTAATCCACATCCAGATGATCCGACAAACTTAATAATGTACCGCTCTGGCCAACGTTCAGTGGTCGAGTGGATCAACCATCGTCTCACTGAAGAAAACAATGGCTAAGAAGGAATCAAAAAATCAAGGCGTCAAGCTTGCTATTCGGCAAGCGGGTGTAGGTGGCATCACCAAGCAAGAACTAAATAACATCACCAAGTCAACTGGTGCATCGGCGCAGACTGTTGTCAAACGGCTTGACTCTGTTAACCAGAACCTGAAATCTAACGAGAGGACAGGTATTAATCTTAATTCTGGTGCCGCTAACATGCTCATTAAGGAGGCTGGGCCTGCTTATGGTGGTTTCTACGGGCTAACCCAGAAGCCTACCTTTGGCACTGGGAGGATTGGTCAAGCATTAGAAGGTATGCGTGGAACTCGCGCAAGTGGCGGCTACCAAAATCCTCAGAGTGGTTATGGCTCGGTGACTCCTGGTACGGATCGCAGGTTCATGATGGGTGGCACAGCTATCCGACCTGGTGGACGTGAAACCGTTCGCGGATTTGGTAAGCAGTATTCACTACCTGAACAAGACAAAAAGGTAATCAAGAACCCAATTGGTGGCGTAGGTTATGTGCCAAATCAGGTAAATAACGATCAAACCGTACAGGATCCTGTTACAGAAGATCCTGTGACGACAGATCCCGTCGCTTCAACATCTGACCCTGGTCCTGGCATGATGGCTGGTGGAGGACTTGGTGCTCTTGGTGCCAACAAACTCAATCGTGCTAAATCACGTCTTCGTCAACTTGGTATCTACGGACGTGGTACTGGTCTGCTTGGTCGCGGACTGCAATACGGAAACTCACTTAATACTGGACGCTAATGTCAGCCAAATCACGGTATGACTATTTAGCAAGTGACCGTTCAAACTTTCTAAACGTAGCAAGACAAGCTGCTGATCTTACTCTTCCTTACCTCAATCGTGGTGAAGAGGAGTGGGTCAAAGGAGCACGTCATCTACCTACACCATGGCAAAGCGTTGGTGCAAAGGGGGTAGTCACTCTGGCATCGAAATTGATGCTGGCACTACTGCCTCCTCAAACCAGCTTCTTTAAGCTACAGGTAAATGACAGTGCATTGGGTACTGAGCTTCCTCCCGAAGCTAAGTCAGAGTTGGATCTTTCCTTTGCAAAGATCGAACGCATCATCCTTGAATCTATTGCTGCTTCTAGTGATCGTGTCGTTGTACACCAAGCACTGAAGCATCTAGTGGTGACAGGTAATGCGTTGGTCTTCATGGGAGAGAAACAGCTCAAGCTGTACCCCTTGAATCGCTACGTTGTAGAAAGAGATGGCAACGGTAATGTGCTTGAAATAGTCACAAAAGAACGCATCTCAAAGAAGCTTCTCATGAAGGTTCTACCCATGGCTGTGCCCAATGATGTGGCAGGCACTGAGGCAGAACGGAATGATGAGGCAGACATCTACACTCACATCCGCCGAGACAACAACAGGTTTGTCTGGCATCAAGAATACGAAGACAAGATCATTCCGGGTTCAATGGGCAAAGCACCCATTGAAGCAAACCCGTGGCTTGTTCTTCGGTTCAACACTGTTGATGGTGAAGTCTATGGTCGTGGTCGAGTAGAGGAATTCATCGGAGATCTACGCTCCCTTGAAGCACTCTCTCAGGCTCTCGTAGAAGGCTCTGCAGCAGCCGCTAAGGTTGTCTTCGTAGTATCACCCTCAAGCACTACCAAACCGGCCACGCTGGCTCAGGCAGGCAACGGTGCCATCGTTCAAGGAAGACCGGATGACATTGGTGTCATTCAGGTTGGAAAGACTGCGGACTTCCGAACTGCATTTGAAATGATGCAGCAGTTGGAACGTCGGTTGTCTGAAGCATTCCTCATCCTTTCTGTAAGGCAGTCAGAACGTACAACTGCTGAGGAAGTACGGATGACTCAAATGGAACTGGAACAACAACTCGGTGGACTATTCAGTTTGCTGACGACTGAGTTCCTTGTTCCGTATCTAAACCGTAAGCTCAATGTCTTCCAAAAGACTGGTCAGATTCCACGTCTTCCAAAGGACATTGTTAAGCCTACTATTGTTGCTGGTGTTAATGCACTGGGTCGAGGACAAGATAGAGAAAGTCTTGGCTCGTTCCTGCAGACCATTGCACAAACGATGGGGCCTGAAGCTCTTGCGAAGTACATCAACAGTGATGAAGTAATCAAACGTCTGGCTGCTGCTCAAGGCATCGACGTGTTGAACCTCGTCAAGAGTGTTGCTGAAATGAAGCAAGAACAGATGGAGAACATGAGTATGCAGAAGGACATGATGCTTACTCAACAGATTGGTCAGTTGGCTAAGACTCCACTGATGGATCCAAGTAAAAACCCACAAGCAATGGAGATGATCAATGGACAAGGCAATCCCCTCGCGGCCTCAGCGCCAGAAGAACAAGCCGGTGCCCCAGCCCCTATCGGCTGAGGATCGTGAACTCTTTGATGAGTCCGGCAACAAATACGCACCACGCACCAAGATCGGCAAACCGACCATCGGTGTTCCCAATCGTGTTGAACGAGTTGGTCTTGGTAATCTCAAAGTAATCACAACTAATGGCTACACTGACGTACGATCCGACTGAAGCTCAAGACGGTGAGTTCTCTGCAGAAGAACTTGACTCACTTCAAGTAGGTCAAGCTCTTGAGGAACAACAGCAACAACTGCTTGCTGGTAAGTTCAAAGATGCAGAGGATCTTGAACAAGCCTACATTGAGCTGCAACGAAAGCTAGGCAACCGCGAAGCTGACACTGCTGAAGAAGAACCTTCACAAGAAGAAGAAGTTCAAGATGAAGAAGTTGATGTCGACTTCCTTGAGCGTCTATGGCAAGAAGCACAGGATGAGTATTCACCAGAGACCCTTGAGGCTCTGCAGAACATGGATCCTACTGACCTTGCTCAGATGTACCTGGAGTATCGCTCACAGGTTGAGGAAGGTGGTGCTGTTGAAACCATCACTGCTGAGGATGTCAGCAACTTGCAAGGCATCGTCGGTGGTGAACAGCAGTATGGTCAAATGATGGCCTGGGCACAGGAATCCCTGTCTGAGCAAGAGATCAACATGTACGACGCAGTAATGGAAAGGGGTGATCCTCTGGCCTGTTACTTCGCTGTGAATGCTCTTGCCTTCAGGTTCCAGGAAGCTCAAGGTTATGACGGCCAGATGCTGACTGGTAAAGCACCGTCTCAGGTTCAAGGGTTCCGTAGTCAAGCTGAACTTGTGCGTGCCATGAGTGATCCTCGCTACGACAATGATCCTGCGTACCGTGCAGATGTAGCAGCGAAGCTTGAGATGTCTGATCTCAACTTCTAAATGATGTTGGAAGAGTAAGCAATATACAAGTCCTTTGCAATGAACTCATGCTTACTCTGACACTCACTCTTGCTTCTCTTGCATCGTGGTATGGCTATCCTTATCACGGTAATCGCACCGCTTCTGGTGAGATCTACAACATGCATTCCATGACTGCAGCACATCGTACGCTTCCTTTTGGAACCAAGGTGCGTGTCTGCAATACCTCAAACAAACGCTGCGTTAATGTCCGTATCAATGATCGTGGACCTTTTGTTCATGGTCGTGACATTGACCTTAGTCGTGCTGCTGCTGAGGTGATTGGTTTGAGAAGTGCGGGTGTTGGTCAAGTCACCATTCAACGAATTAACTGACATGGCTAAAGCAAATCCCTTTGATCCGAAGGTGTCTTCGGTGACTGTGCAGTATGTAACTCCTACTGCAAACAGCCAGGCATTCATTAGTGCCTACGGCGAGACTGCTCAAACCCTGACTGAACTGAGCCCGAAAGGTACGAAGGTTCAAGCCGGTGGTGCTGCCTGGCCTGCCTGATCATGAAAGGTAAAGGTGGTAAGGGTGGCGGCGGCAAGAAAGGCTGCTGATGAAACCCGGTCTCTACGCCAACATCCACGCCAAGCGTCTTCGCATCAAGAATGGTTCTGGTGAGAAGATGAGAAAGGCTGGATCGAGTGGTGCGCCGACTGCGGCACAATTTAAGAAAGCAGCAAAGACTGCTAAGAAGTAAGCAACGTACGTTCATCCCATTGGGACGCATACCGCCTGATCATGGAACGGGGGTCAGGTACTTCAATCCAGAACAATGACTCAGGTCGAGACGGATGCCCGTGTACGGGAGCAGAAAGCTGCTGACAAGGAGCAGAAGCTGAAGTATCGTGGCGTTGCTTACACACCTAAAACTAAATAACTAAATGGAGCAGGGCACCTCAGAGTCGGACCCTGCTCTTATTGACTATTGGCCTTCTACGGAAGACAACCTTTAGTCATGACGGTCTGGAGAGACAGACATCAAGAAACAACTTTAATGAACACATGTTTACTCATGTGATTCTCTAAGCGCTTAGAGAGAACGAACACAAACTTCTCTCTTTACTATTGTGGCTAACACTACCGTAACTTCTATTGGTCGCGTAAATAATACGTCGGCCACTCCTCTTGCTCTTGGTACTGCTTACGATACCAAGTATGCAACTTATCTGAAACTGTTCTCTGGCGAAATGTTCAAGGCGTATGAAAGCGCCACTATCGCCAAAGGCACCGTGCAAAGCCGTACCCTGAAGAACGGTAAGGCTATGCAGTTCATCTTCACGGGCCGCATGGAGGCGGCGTATCACGAACCTGGCACCCCGATCCTCGGGTCTGGGGATCCTCCGGTGGCTGAGAAGACCATTGTCTGTGACGACCTTCTCGTAAGTTCTGCCTTTGTGTACGATCTCGATGAGACCCTGGCTCACTACAGCCTGCGTTCTGAGATCGCCGCTAAGATCGGCCACGCTCTGGCTGAGGCTTACGACAAGAAGATCTTCCGTCAGATCGCTAAAGCTGCTCGTGAGGCTCACCCGATCACTGCTGCTCCTGGCCCTGAGCCCGGCGGTAGCATCATCCAACTGGGTGTGCAGAAAGAGTACGACGCTCAAGCTCTGGTGGATGCCTTCTTTGAAGCTGCTTCTATCATGGATGAGAAGAACCTGCCCAAGCAGGGTCGTATGGCTGTGCTGTCCCCTCGTCAGTACTACGCACTGGTGAGCCAGGTTGATAGCAACATCCTCAACCGTGACTTCGGCAACAACTCCGGTAGCCTGCAGTCCGGCGAAGGTCTCTATGAGATCGCTGGTATTCCCATCAAGCGCTCCAACAACCTGCCCTTCCTGGCCGGTACTGTTGCTGCTGTGAACGGTGAGAACAACGACTACTCCGGTAACTTCAGCACCCACTGCGGTCTGATCTACCACAAAGATGCTGCTGGTGTGGTTGAGGCCATTGGTCCTCAAGTGCAGACCACTGGTTCTGACGTTCGCACCATGTATCAAGGTGACATCATTGTTGGTCGTCTTGCCATGGGTTGCGGCACCCTGAACCCTGCCTGCGCTATCGAGCTGCAGTCTGCTCGTTCCTGATAAGGAGATAGACACATGTCTATTGTTCCTGGCACTTCGGTGATCCTTGTTGAAGGGAATGCCATTGGCTCTATTGCCAGCTCTGAAACTCAGAATCCGCTGACTCCTGTGGAGTTTGGTCGGACTGTGGCTTCGGGTCAGGGCATTCGCCTCGACAAGGTGAAGACTGATGACGTAGACGGCAAGCTGCCTTACGTCGCTCCTACTCCCTGATTGAGGTAAAACATCATGGCTGCTTCTGTAGCTGCTGGCAACAACGGTGCTTGCACCACTGATGCCGTTCGTATTTCTGTAGCCAAGACTCGTTTTGGTTATGGCTCTGCTGTCGCTGATTCTGCTGTGGCTTCGACCACCAAGGGTCTGCGTACTGCTTATCCTGGCGTTGAGTGCAACATCGCTAACGTCTGATCTATTGGGGGAGGCTTCGGTCTCCCCTCTTTTTTATCCATCGCATACAACATTTCTGTTATGCCGTTCCCTACCACTAACGCTCAGACTGAGCTTCAAGCTGTTAATGAAATTCTGGCGTCAGTTGGTCAGGCGCCTGTAACCACCCTTGATCAAACCAACCCGGACGTTGCAATTGCGTACGACACCCTTCAACAGGTGTCACGGGAGGTTCAGGCAGAAGGATGGACCTTTAACCGGGAGTATGAATACCCGTTTACTCCTGACAACAACAACCAGATTCTTATTCCCAACAACGTGCTTCAACTCGATCTAACTCCTAGCTACAGGGATCGGGATGTTGTACGTCGAAGTGGGAAGCTGTATGACCGCACTGCTCACTCGTACACCTTCACTGAGCAGGTGCTGTGTGACGTGGTGTGGTTGTTTGATTGGGTTGATCTTCCAACACCCATCAAAGACTACATCGTTGCACGAGCTGCCAGTATCACATCCTCACGGATTGTTGGTGATAGTACTCAATACCAGATGCTGCAACAGAAAGAAGCATACACCCGTGCAATGGCTCTTGAGTATGAATGCAACCAAGGAGACTACACCTTCTTTGGTCATCCTCGTGGAGTCAACTACTACAACAGCTATGAACCCTATAAGGCATTGTATCGCTGATGGCAAGTGTAACTCAACTAATACCTAACTTTCTTGGTGGTGTATCCAAGCAACCAGACGACAAGAAGCTTCCAGGGCAGGTTGTAGAAGCAATCAATGCCTACGCAGATCCTACCTATGGATTGTCAAAGCGGCCTGGCACCAAGTGGTTAGGCAACCTTTCGTCTACCACGAATGAATTCCAAAATGGTAAGTGGTTCTACATCAACCGAGATGATACTGAGAAGTACATCGGTGTGATTTATGGGACCAGCATCAACATCTGGAATGTCAACAACCCAGCAGCGACTGTCACTGTAGCCAATACTGGAAGCAGCTATCTGACCTACGGTAGCTCAAATGCCAAGAATAGTCTTCAGGTACTAACTGTTCAAGATACAACAATTGTCGCTAATAACCAAGTCACTGTTACAACCCAAGCAGCACCAAGCTTCACTGCAAAGTCAAAGGCAACCATCCGTCTTTACAGTGCGGAGTACGGCGCTGAGTATTACGTCAAGGTAGGTTCTGCTGCAGCTTATAGCTTCACCACAAAGAACACAGAAGACCCTGCTAACACCAATACAACGACGAACAAGGTCTTGAATGCAACTGACATTCTAGATCAGATCTTTACGAACATCCCCCTTCCTGCTGGTGTTACGAAGACTAAATGCAAAGGCAGTATCGAACTCTCTGGATCGTCTGCTTTCACCATCGAAGCTCGTGGTGGTATCAGCGGTGAAGAGCTGAGAGCATTTCAAGATGAAGCCAATAACTTCTCTGAACTGCCTGCTGAAAGCGTTCAGGGTCGAGTCATCAAGATCAACAATACTGTCGCTAAAGAGGACTCCTACTACGCAACCTTCATCGCAGAGAACGGTGTCTCTGGTAAAGGTAGTTGGCAGGAGACCGTTGCACCGAACGTATCCAAGGGTCTGACTGCATCCACCATGCCGCATGAGCTGGTGAACACCGCACTAAACACCTTTGAGTTCAGGCCCATCACTTGGGAAGAGCGTCTGGTTGGTGATGATGAAACTAACGAGCATCCAAGCTTTGTTGGCAAAAAGATCCAACAGGTCTTCTTCCACAACAACCGCCTTGGCTTCTTGACTGGTGACAATGTGTCGATGAGTCAAAGTGGTGAGTTCTACAACTTCTACCACGTCTCTGCTCTTACCCAAGCTGACAACGATCCTATTGACATCAGTTGCTCTAGCTTGAGACCTGCTGTTCTTCACTCAGTGCTACCTGCTGCTCAGGGTCTGGTGATGTTCAGCAAAACTCAGCAGTTCTTGATGTATTCAGATGACGGTATCCTTACCCCTAAGACTTCAGTAATCAGGACCATCTCCAACTACGAAAATGAAGAGCTGATCCCACCAGTAGACGTTGGTACAAACATGGTATTCCTGAGCAAGTCTCCAGGTTATACCCGTATCTACGCAATGGCTACTCGTGGTCAGCAAGAAAACCCTGATGTGTTGGACATTGGCCGAGTGGTTTCTGAATGGGTTCCTGATTCTGTCGCTGATCTCATTGCATCACCTCAGAACTCATTCTTTGCGATGTATGGCCCGTCTTCCCAATACGTGTACTTCTTCAGGACTTACACAGTTGGTGAAGAGACAGCAATGCAGACATGGTTCAACTGGAAGATGCAAGGCAATGTCCAGTTCTTTACTGTCGATAGTGATGACACGTACATTGTCACCTACCAATCAGGGCAGTACACCCTCTGCAAAGCGAACCTCACTCAGACCCCCGATGATGCCATTCTGAGAGCCGATAGCGGTCAGGTGGTGCAACTATGCCTGGATCAGTATGCAACGCCTTCTAGCGTCACTTACAACGCTACTACGAAGGTTAATCGTTGCTACCTCCGGTACAAAGACATTACTGGGCTGAGCCCTGCTGTGATCATTGCTGACCCAACCAACACTGGTGAGTCTGGCTTCACTGTGACTCCTACTCGTGGTAGTGATTTAACTGGTCCTTACTTTGAGTTTGTTGGTGATGATTACTCAGCACAAGCAAGTAAGGTCTACCTTGGATTCAAGTATGACTTCGACATTCAACTCCCAACGATCTACTACCAGATTGGGGAGAACAGATCTGATTACACAGCAAACCTAACAGTGGCTCGGGTGAAGTTCTCGGTTGGTCTTTCCAGCAATGTTGGCTTCAAGCTGAAAGCAAAAGGTCAATCCGAATGGTATGACGTTCAGTCGATCCAAGATGCTGACTATTACTTGGCTGATGACGTTCCTCTGAATGAACAGACCGTGTACACATTACCTATTCATCAACGTAATTCAAACTTTGACCTAAAGGTCTTTAGTGATTCACCATTCCCGATCTCTCTTACTTCGATGATGTGGGAAGGATCTTATTCACCACGATTCTATAGGAGGGCGTAATGGCATGGGAACTTGTTGCTGCTGGCATCTCTGCGATTGGTGGCCTGTTTGGTGCTTCGGCACAGCAGAGCCAGCAAGATCAAGCTAGAGAGCTGCAGCAGAAAGCAATCAATCGTCAGTTTAGATACGATAAACAAAACTATCGGTTTAACTGGCAAGATACAAAGGCTAACTATAATTACCTTAAGGATGGCATCCAGATCCAGCGAGACAACGAAGAGCGTCTGGCTAACTATCGTGATGCTACTAACTTCCAAGACTACAACTATCGTCTTCAGATCCAGAACTTTGAGTACAACCAGCAGATGCGGATGTACAACAAGTCTGAGCAGTTGTACCGTCAACAAAGAAACTTCAATTCACAAGCTGCTGCTCTTGCTTACCAAGCAGAGAATCGCAGATTACAGGAAACATTTCAAGAAGCAGCTTTCAATAACCAAGACCTTCTTGTACAACTTCTTCAAGAGGAAGGTAAGGCTGCTGCACGTGGTCAAGCAGGTCGTTCAGCAGGAAAGGGCCTGCAAAGCGTGATTGCATCCTACGGGAGGAATCAGGCTGTCATCGCTGAGAGTCTTGTTAGTGCAGAACGTCAAAGCACAGCCAATCTTCGTGACATTGATCTTGCGAAGTATGGCGCTGACCTTAGTGCTGAAGCTAATCGAATGCTGCGTCCTGAAAGGCTTCCCACGCTGCCAGCTCCTATTGCAACGCCTCGTGCAATCTTCCAAGATCCTCGCAAACCGAAGAAGCCGCCTAAGCCCATTAAGATGGTTAACACTGTTAAGGGTGGAAGTTCTTTACCTGTTTGGAATGCTGCGATCAGTGGAATTGCAGGGGTTACGGGCTCTTTAAGTTCACTCTATAAATAACGGAGAAATAAATGGATCAGGTTAAATTCAAAGGGTACGCCCAAGAAAGAGGATTTCAACCAATCCAAGCTCCGATGGGAGTATTGTCCAGGATGCAAGAGCAAGCTGATCGCACCCTACGGGGTATGCGTGATAATGCTAATGCACTGACCTCTCAACGGAACGATTACGAGCAAGCCCTACGTGGCACTCTTGCACGGGAACAACAGAACCGTGATGACAATTACCAATTTGAACGTCAATCTAGAAGGAACTACCAGCAGGCAAGACTTAATAACCTAAAGCTAAAAGCCGAGAATGTTGGTGAACCTGACATTCAGAACCTTTCTGCTCTGGCTGATTTGTCAAAGACTGTTGGAAACATTGTTTCTGACTATGCTAAGCAGAAGAAAGAGTCTGATCAGCTTTATGGTCAGAACCTTGTCTTCCAATACGGTGTAACACCAAACATTCTCGCTGAGTACGAAACCCAAAAGGAACAACTTACTAAGGGTGCTGCTGCTGCGAATGCTGCTGCAAATCAGATGGAGTTCCGTGGTGTCCCCATTGAGGTTCTTGATAAGGTTCGTGGTCTTGGTGGTTGGAAACTGTATGGTGCGACTCGCGCCTATGCCATTCAAGGTAGCCAAGACTACGCCATCTTTCGTGGTACATCTGCTGACACTCCGATCCCGTTTGGTGACCGAGAGATCACCCTCTCCAGTGCCACTTCTACTGAAGAGTGGGAAGCTGCTAACGCTTATGTCAGAACTGAGTTTCTGAAAAGCTACAACGGAATCAATCCTGCACTCCTTAATGAGCATCTTTACCCTAAGATGCGTAGCCTTGAAATGCAGGAGCGTGTCTCGTATCAAGAGGCGCGTAATAAAGTCCTTGCAGAGAACCGGAAAGAAGAAGATGCTAAAGACCTCCTTGATTCTGTACGTGGTGTAGATGCTGGTGCTGGTCTTATTGATTGGATTGCCAGAGGGTCTGGTGGCGATCCTGCTATGCGCTCAGCTAAGAAACGTGAGGCCGGAGAGATCCTTGAGAAGTACGCTTCCTTGGGTCTCCTTGATCGAGAAACTCTCGACAACATCCGTGCTGGTTCATACGTCCGTGCAGATGGTCAAACACGCAACATTGGTGAGGACTTTGCTGTTCAGCTTGCTAAGGCTTATGACGCCGTTTACCAGCGTGAAAAGCGTACTGTTGATGAGCAGGAATTCCAAGAAGGTGAGAAGGAGAAGGCTTTTAAAACAAAGGTATATGACAACCTTGAAGCTGGTGTACCTCTAACTCAAGATGCCGTTGACTCACTCATCACTCAATACGAAGGTGAGTTTAATCGCGAGGCCCCTTCCTGGTTAAAAGATCTTAAGACACGCACTACTGAGTACGTCGAGGCACAAGCTCTAGACGCATACCTCCAGGATCTGGATAATCGAAATCTCCTCACCACTAGGGAGCTGAATCGTTATCTAGCAACCAACCCCGATCTGGTAGCGAAGTATAAGACCAAGGCCAGTCAGAACGACAACCTTGCTACGCTTCCTAAGGATAGTGTCGAAAATGCGAAGCGTGAAATTAATGCACGCATCAAAGAGACCCTTAAGCAAACAGGATCTGATCGCGTAGATAGCTCGGCATTCATCGCTGCCAGTGACTATGCAGAGCGGCTCTTCAACGAGAAGGTTCGCTATGAGATGAGCGTTGGCAACCTGTCTCCACAAGCTGCTGTTGATTCTGCAAAGCAGTACATCAAGAACCTTATCGAAGACGGTAAGCAAGGCAAAGGCGGTCCGTTTGCAATGAAGGGTCAGCTTGATGCAAATGGTAAGTTCCGTCCAAACCTCAACCAAGAAGCTCCTTTTGAGTTTCAAGGCCGTATTCCTGACAATACACGAGCTAGAAAGCGTGCTCAGGACATACGTAGTCGGATCAATAACAGGACGCTCAACATCGAAACCGATGTTTTCCTTGACCCCGCTGAGTTGAAGAATCTTGAGCGCATTGCTCGTGGCCAAGGTGGTACCTTTGCTCCAATTCTTGCATCCGCTGCTTCTGGCCGTCTTGATCAGAACGGTAATCCCCGTACGATTATCGACATCGCCAACGCACAGCTTCGTGCTTCAGGCTCCACACTTCAAATTGGTCTTTCAGGCGCCGATCAGATCTTTAAAGGACTCGATCCTCGCTGGCAGATACGTCTTAGTAGCTACCCCAGCACAGCTAATACATACCAGGCTTTCTCTACATCAGCTAACTACAAGCCTCTGCTTGATCTGATCGCTTCTCGTGAAAGCATGGGTTACGGCCAGTATGACGCAATGAATCGAGGTGGCAGTGCTGGTGGAACTGTTGCCATTGGCAGTGCCAACTCTAACGATGTCTTTGGTCGTGGTCTTTCTACTATGACTGTTGCTGAGGTCATGAACCTCCATAGTCAAAGTAAGGTTCATGCTGCAGGTCGTTATCAAATCATTGGTTCTACACTTCGTGGTCTGATGAATGGTTCGTATGGTGCAACGGGTGTTGAACCTACAGATCGCTTTGATGCTGCCACGCAGGACAAACTCGCTATTGCTCTTTTGAAGGGTCGTGCTGGCCGTTTCTTGACTGGCTCTGGTTCCTTGAGTGCAGCAGTTGCTGGCATGGGACAAGAGTGGATTGGACTTCAAAATGAAAAGTCTAAAGAGCTTCTACGTACACGCCTTCAGCAATTAAGGACAACGCTTCAGGCTCCATCTCCGATGCGTCAACCTGAGATGATGCGAACCAATGTTGTCTACCGTGTCGGTAACATTGGTCCTACAAGCACCGCAGCACATCTCCATGTAGGGGCAACCGATGGTGGATTCTTCCACCGGCATTTCCTTGATAAATACATTCGCGTCGGTAAAGCAAAAGGTCCGCTTAGCCAAGGTGTCACCGTGGATGGTGGCCGCTTTGGAGCAGGCCGAGACTATGGATCCCATAAAGCATGGGACTTTGCTTTCGACGATGGCACTCCTGTCTATCTCTCAAACGGTGCTCAGGTTGTCAGCAACCGCAAAACCCAGCACGGTGACGAGCTTGTTATCAAACTTCCAAATGGAAGGCAATTCTATTTCCTACACGGTACAGCTAGCTAACTATGGTTTACTCTGCTCCTATGTCCGGTGATCAATACGATCCCGAATCCTACAAGCAGGATCAGCAATACCTTGATACTGCAATTGAAGAAGAGGAGCGCCGTCGTCAGGAACAAGCTCTTCTAGAAAAACAACGTCAACAAGAAGAAGAATTAATCAAGGCTACCACTGATCCGAAGACTGGTGCTCCTTTGCCTAGTCAGCAGACAATGGATCCTAAAGAGTTTGGTCTAAAGGAGAATGCTGTAGAGCTTGGCAACGCTGCCGTTGGTGGTCTGCAGGATGTGGCTAATTCAGTTGCAGGTTTACCTCAGAAGGTCTTTGATCCCCGCTTCTACCAAACTGACAACGGTGAGTACAAGCCTGCTTGGCTCCCTTTCAGTGAACCTCCTATCACTCGTACTGTATGGGGTGGGTTTATTCGGCGTGCTGTTGAGTTTGGTGGTCTGGCCCTTCTTACTCGTAAAGCCGCTGGACGCCTACCTGGAGCACCTGCAAAATACGTAGCTCAAGGACCAAAGATTACTCCTGCAACAACCACTGCAGGTAAAGCAGCAAATCTCGGTCAGAACCTCCTTCACAGCGCTGCTGTAGGTGCTATTGCTGATGCTGCAAGTAACAGCTCCACACAGACCACGATGATCGAAGATCTTCGCAAGGTCAAGCCTGAATGGTCTGATGCTCTTGAAGCATTCTCTCCCCCAGAAAACGCATCTCCTGTGCAGCGAACCATCTATAACATGGCAGAGGGTCTAGGTATTGGCCCTGTTGCTGACTTGTTGTTTGAGGGTGCTCAGGGGGCTATTAAGAAGGTCATCAATAAGCCACGTTCGCTCCCGGTCAATACCTCTGAATCCACCGCACGCATTGTCCGCGAAGATGTAAATCTTGGTATGGAGGCGGCTCGTCAATCTGCTCTCAAGAAACAGGATCTTGAAATCACACGTGCTGCTAGTCAGCAAGCTGAACGTGATTACGCTAAAAATCCTCTTGATAACAAACGTTATGCAGACATGACCGACGAGGAGAAATTCAACCTCAAGGTCAAAGTTGCAACCCGTCAGAAGCGTACTTCATGGTTGGATCAATACACTGTATATGACCCTGAACGACGTGCTCGTGTTCAAGCTGACAACGAAACTGAAGTTGCAATGAAGCGTCTTCAGGATGAGTTTGATGATCCAAACAAGCCTCAGGAGTTTGACGGTTATATCAACGAAGGCGGTGATCCTAGTCAAGGCAGAGCCTTCAGTAACACCAATTCAGCAATGAATACCGTTGCTGATGTCCAACGTATCAAAACTGACTGGGAGCAATCCAAAGGTTCTCCCCGCTCTCCTCTGACTGAAGTCGAATACGAACGTATCACCAGTGTTCCTGGTGGAGTCAAGAGTATCCCACAAGAAGCGCTTGATCGTTTGAATAACGACCCGGCATACAAGGAACTTATCACTGAACTTTCTAAGAAAGGGCAACGTCCTAGTGACTTCTTTACTGAGATCTACGACGAAACCACGCAACTCCTTGCTGGTCGTAAGGTCTATGAACTTAGTGATGCTGAGCTTGAGGAGATCTACGGTGGCAATGTCCTTGTTGGTGCCAATCCCGACACCACACAAAACATCGCTTACTATCGAATTGATGATCACCTGAAGACCAACGTCCTACTCAGCCTACTTGATCGCGAGATGCGTGATCTTGCTCTTGCATCTAAGAGTGTTATTGATGAGGTTGATGTTCTTGCTAAAGATGGGCTGTATGACCGCCTAGAGAAGCGTTGGCTTACATTCCACATGGGCCTAAAACAGAGTCGTTATCTACGTTCTCTCGGTCTTAGTGAACTTAAGGTAAAGCCTACTGATGTAGAAGCACGTCTGAATGAGATCAAAGCTTCTGTTCAGGAGGGTGCGTCTATGGTTCGTGAGGCACTCGATAGTGATAAGACAGATGATCTCCTTCGCGTCATCACCGATGCATACTCAATGACCGACTCTATCCAGGGTTGGGATGATCTTGATAACTTCATGCGTAACCGTCTACGTGGTTACAAGGATGGGGATGTTCAGGTTCAAGGTATGCGTGCCAAAGAACTAGGCGCCACTATGGTACACAGCGTCCTCTCTGGTCCCAAAACACCTACCAGAACAGTCGTTGGAAGCAGCTTGATCACGGCACTTAGACCTGTCCAGACTGCACTAGGGGCTACTGATAGCTATCTGAAGGGCGATGATCGTGTGATGAGGACTGCCTTTGCTCAGGTACACGCGATTCAAGAGGCTTTAGGTGAAAGTTGGAAGCTATTCCGCCTTAATCTGCAGTCTAACTTCAAAGGAAATGAACTGCCTGACCTGCAAACCATTGCTACGTCCTACACCACAAGTGTAGATGACGCTGAATTTGAAATGGTTAAGGCTTGGGTTGATTCTAATCGTGGCGAATCTGAACGTGCATTGTTCAATCAAGTAGCGATGCTGCGTGGGATGAACAAGAATCCACTATTGACGTGGAGTTCAAAGGTAATGGCTGCAACTGATGTTGCTTTCCAGCACATCACCGGGCGTATGCGTCTCAAGGAAGTTGCAATCAACAAGGCATTTGACTACGCACAAGCCAAGAACCTAACTCTTGATGATACTGCAATGCGGGATCTTGTTCAGGAGTACGAGAAACAACTCTACGGTCAGATCTTCGCTCCTGATGGAACCTTGTCTGATGCATTGGCTCAGCGTAACTTCCGTGAGACAGCAATGACTCAAGACATGCCAAGGATGCTTGAGAACATTGACAATGCACTCGCTATGTCGCCGTGGCTAAAGCCGTTCATGCTCTTCACACGGACTAGCTGGAACGCACTCACTCTTACAGGTAAGCATACTCCAATCCTCAATAGGTACATTAAGGAGGTAAGAGACATCAGCACACTTCCGTCTGGTCACCCTGATCTTGTGAAATACGGAATCAACAATGATGCTGAACATGCTGCTGCTAAGGCTTTGATTAAAGGTCGTGAAGCTATGGCAACAAGTGTTGTAACTATGGCTGGCCTTTTCTATGCCTCAGGCAATCTTACTGGTAATGGACCTTCAGACAAGCAGCTTCGTGAGACTTGGCAGCAAATGGGTTGGCAGCCCCGTTCCATGCGTATTGCTGGACAGTGGGTCAGCTACGACTCTCTTGAGCCATTCAACATGTTCCTTTCGTTCGTCGCCGATGTTGGCGATGTATCAAAGGAGATGGGGCCTGATTGGCAATCTAAGATGCTTGACAGAGCTAAGTATCTGCTTGTAGCCAACATCGTCAATAAATCATTTATGCAGGGTCTCAGCCAACTTACTGAGGCACTTACTGCTCAAAGTGCTGGCGAAGTTTCTCGTGTAGCTGCCAGTATGATCAATAACCAAGTTCCTCTTTCGTCGCTTCGCAATGAAATTGGTAAGTTGTTCAACCCTGGCATGCGTGAACTCTCTGCTGAGTTCTCGGATAGTATCGCCAACCGCAACCTATGGGCAGGTGAGTTAGCTGATCTTCCTTATAAGCGCGACCTTTTGAATGGCTCTCCTCTCAAGATGTTCGACTTTCCAACCAGGATGTGGAACACCGTGATGCCATTCCAAATTAACTTAGATACCACCCCTACACGAGAGCTGCTATTCCGTTCTCTTTACGACGTTAAAACTACGGTTAATACACTTCCTGGTCAAGGTGGCGGTCAACTACCACCAAAGCTTAAATCTAAGTTCCAGGCTTTTATTGGGCAGCAGAACATCGAATCTCAATTGAATCAGCTTTTCGCTCGTCCTCAAATTATTGAATCCATTCTCAAGATGGAATCTGATCGCAACTCAGGCGAACGAGACATCGATCCAATGTCGTACATGCATAACCAGGAGATCAATGAAATCTTCCAAAATGCCAAGCAGAACGCTTGGGTTGCTATGCAGAACGACTCTGAAGTTGCTCCGATGATCAGAGCGCAAATGAACCGTGTTGCAGTTGACAACATGAGGAAGCAAGGTCAGTTCACGCAAGCTGACGCTTATCGAGAAATTCTAGAACCTTCTTTTGGTAAGTAGTAATGGCTGTCACTCAGAATACCTACACAGGGGACGGAACCACCGTCCTCTTTTCTTTTACCTTCCCATACCTAGAGACTACCGACATCAAGGTTTCCTTGAACGGTACGATTACAACTGCATACACC